ACCGTGGCCCAAGCGGTAAGGGCTGGCGGTCAGTCCCACGATCCGTAGGTTTGGATTGTTGGCGCTCAGTTCGGCCAACAGGCTTCGATAGCCGCCCTCGTCCTTGTGGCTCACTAGGTGAGCCTCGTCTATGATAACCAAGTCAACATGGCCTATCTGTTTTGCCTTGGTACGGACAGACTGGATCCCGGCGAAGGTAATCGGTTCGCCCAATTCTTTCTGGCGCAACCCGGCAGAGTAGATACCCATCGGCGCGTTGGGCCAGTGTTGGCGCATCTTTTCGGCATTCTGGGCGATCAGTTCCTTAACATGGGTCAGCATCAGGATGCGCGTCTCCGGCCAGGATTGCAGCGCGTCTTTACAGAGTGCCGCAATGATGTGAGACTTTCCTGACCCCGTGGGCAGCACCAGACAGGGGTTGCCGGTGTTGCCTGCCTCAAACCATGCGTACAGTTGGTCGATGGTGCGTTGTTGGTACTCTCTCAGCATATCCGACCATCCCATTCCTTACGCAGCGCCATGACTTGCGGGTCGGCGTCAACGCAGGCGGCGGTGTTGGCTAACAGTTCCTTGCTGGCGTAAACGCCTTCGCCGGGTTCGCCATTGGCAATGGCTTGGCCGTCGATCTCATAGACTGCAACCCAGTCGCTTGGCCCCTCTAGGCGTTTCCAAGGCACAAGGTCAGGGTGAATTACGTGGCTCTCGCAGCCCGTATGCTGGGCATCTAGCGGCACAATGGCGTCCCATTTAGCGCAGTGCCATGTCGAATCGGACAGCGGCGTGATGTGGGCGCACGTTCGGCAGTTGACCTGCTTTGTGGTTTTGCTTCCGTGGCAAAAGTCATGGCCTGCGCACATTTTGCATTCAAACCACGTTGGGTCAACGCTTATCGGCGGTGGCAGGCGGTCGGTCAATGCAAGCCGTTGGCCCTTGTCGATGGCCTTAATGGCGTGTTCCCGGTCGTACTCCAGCCGCTCTGTGTAAATGCGGTCGTCGTCCTTGCAGACGGCCACGTACAGGGCGCGTTTCAGGTCAGTGCCGTGCATATACACTTGGCATTGGGTGAAATGCTGGGGCTTAGACTTTTGCACTCCATTCTTCTCAAGGTCGTTGAAGCTCTTGAGCGAATGGGTTTTGAACTCCAGTACGTGTTCAGTCTTAGGCGCACCGGGTACGCCCTTGCCGATACCGTCCAGGCTGCCCGATACGTGGCTGCCAAAGTTCACCCGGCGCTGAGTTCCTGACACGCTCATGCCAATGGCCCTCAAGTCGCTGATGATCTGCGCTTCCTCATTCTGACCACGCCGAAAAAGACGGAGAATCCGTCCCTTGAATTGTTCCTGCACCGCCCAGCGGAATGACAACCAAAGCCAGCGTTCACAGTGATGGCCCAGCGTACTGCAACCCATGTGAGCGCGGGGCTTCTCAGTCCGGGCTTCATGGGCTTGATCGATCAGGCTGGTGATGGTAATATCTGGTTCAGGGATTTTCATGGTGTTCCTGTTGGTTGTTGTTGCTCATATTGACCCCGCCGTCACAAGCGGGGTCTTTTTTTTGCTTACTTCTTAGCCCAAGGTGGCGCAGACTTAGCAGCAGGCATACCAGCAGCAGCCGACGGCCCAACAGGCTTGAATGGCGCAACCGCAGCCGGTGTCACGCCGCCCAATGCGCGGTAGCCCTTGATCTCGTTGCCTGCGTACTCACCAGTCTTGACGACCAGCTTAATACCCAGGTTTCCGCCAATCAGTTGGTCGGTGTCCTGCACCTTGGCAAGGCCAATGGCTCGCATGATCTCGCCAAGCTGCTGGCGCCCGATCTCCTCCGCCTTGGTGCTGGCGTTCTTGATGTTCAAGTTGCCAAAAATCACGCGCCCTTGATGCGACGGGCCGGTGATGGTGTATTTAACAGCAATGTACTTGCCGTCGCCAGCCTTAGTGGCCTTGATCTCAGCGCCGGTGATGCTGGAGTTGTACCAGCCCTCGGGCAGAGGTTCAAAGTTGCCGGTGTTGCCAACGGGGAGAGTGTCGAGGGTAAATTCTTCGTCGAGAAAAGCCATGATTATTCCTTAGTGATTGAAAAAGTGGGGCGTCCAGGGGTGGACGTGATGGCACCAAGCAATGGCCCGGTCACGGCTTCAGCAGCCGCACCCCAAGCCTTTGCATTGATCTCGGGTTTCCACCTAAAGAGGCTGGAAAGGTGTTCGGACAGACCGGCTTCAGCGGCCAACATCTGGAGTTTGTCGGCGTCGATCTTTTTGTTGATGCGGCCTTCCATTTTGATGACGTAGCCGTCAATCTCACGCTTGACCGTGCCGTCAAGGTCTTTGGGGAGGCCAAATTCCTCGGCCATCTGGTCTTCCAATTGGCGGCGCTCGGCCACAGCAGCGGCTTCAAATTTCTTGGCGTCAAGCCAGCGTTGGTAAAGTGTGTTCATGATTGTTCCTTATCAATAAGGTTTTGAATTACGTTGATTCTTTCGTTTAAGACAAATTTGTCCACCAAGATTTTTTTTAGTGCATGGGTGCAATCCGCCAATTTGTTGGTAGCCTCCCAAAGTTTTGAATCAGCTGCATGCAAATCGTCATAAGCCTCATCAAGTTGTTTTCCCAAATTTTTTATTTTGGCAGTCATGAGTTTTCCTGTTCATCTTTAACGTACTTGGCAATGGACGCCAGCGAGTAACCAGCCAAGCGCACAAAGTCAGCAAACTTGTCCAATTGAGCGTCATCCATTTGGTGAATTGCCATGTTTTTCATGTTCTCAACATTGGCAATCAGTTCGCCTGTCCACATAGCGATCAGTCCTACAGAAGGCTTGCTCATGCCACACCGCCAATCTTGTTGATGATCTCGCCAAGGTCTGGCGCTTCCCAAGTTCCCAGCTTGCCTGACCGATCCTTGGCAAGCCACAACCCGTCGCTGTCGCACATCAGGGCGCGTTGCGTACCGCCCTCGGCATCCTTCTCGACACGCAGCGCCAGCACTTCATCCACCAAATATGGAATTTGTTGGGCTAACTTGTTGCCGGGCATAGACGGGCTGTAAAGCATACGGCCAGCCTCATCTTGAGACTTTTCACACTTGGCTGAAAAGTAGATGTGCTTACCTTGAAGGTCACGAAAAGCGCGCATGATTTCCAAAACTTGGACTTGCATTTCACCGTAAGCAGCTCGTCCATCTTTGTTATGGCGCTTTTCGTGCGCCAGCACAACTTCTGCAATCTCACTAATTGAATCAATCGCAATGGATGCAAAATCTTTTGCTTCTGCGCTTTCAGCGGTAAAACGGTATGCCTCCATCAAAGATTCGTAATCCGTCACTTCAATGTAAGGAATGTCTGCGTCTTTGATTGACAACAAACCAGATTCTGCGCTGATAACCAGCGGACTTGGCAATGTTGGAATCAATGAAGTTTTACCTGATCCACTAGCACCGTATACAACCATACGTACACCATTGTTATGAATGCCTCCGGTTCGTTTCAAATTAATTGCCATTTTTTTTGCTCCTTGCAAGTTTGGTTGCTGAAATTTTTGCCTTAGTTTCTTCGGACAAAACACGCCGTCTGTTAGCCTCAGAAATTTTTAATCTACCTTCTTGGCAAATCGTCACACCAATCTGTCTTGCATGTGCTTTTTCTTTTGCTTCTTTTGAATGAGGCGTTTTTTTCTTACCTTTGTGCGCCGCTGCAATCTTCGCTTTGTGTTCTTCAGATTTTGGTTGTCCCTTTCCAATCGGCCCAGGCAATCCACCTTCTTCAAGGTTTGTCAACTTAATTCCAAGATCACGAAAACATGAAATCAAAAATCGCTCATGCTCTAAAGCATCATGCTCGGATGCCCAATGTGCCAAGATTTCCACCTTAAACCCAGCTTTGTCAGCTATGTGACTCCACCAACGGTTTCTGCCATTCCGAACATGCGATCTTCGGCCGCTTCCTTTACCTATATAAAAAGGCTTGTTATCGTCAAGCCTTCTGTGTAGATATGTATAAAAAATCATATCGCTCCTTCTCTGGTTGCACACCAGTCGGACAATCACGGTCGGTGTGTGCTTGCAGTGTAGCACA